ACGTTGCCGCCGCATACAACAACGACTACAAGAAACGCAAAGACAGTCTCGACGAACAAGTTGTTCTGCTCGAGTACATCATGGGCGAAGCAGGATTCATTACCGACAAGTCTAACGACTAAGTAGTACTCAGTTTCTGTAATCTGCGCGCCTCATGGTAGGCGCGCATTTTTGCTTTAGTTTCATCCGAATGTTTTCTACCTAGAAATGGTTTGCGACCAATTGCTCGATCGGACATTTTTGCTTTAGTTTCATCCGAATGTTTTCTACCGAGAAAGGATTTATTCCTAGAAGAATTGAGCGACATTAATTTTTTAGTTTCCTCGGTGTGTTTGAATCCTCTACTTGCTTTTGATAGTTTTGCTTTATGTTCATCTGACAGAGTTTTACCGCGCTGAGGGGCAATCATACGCTCTCTAAGTGCTGGATCATCGTGCTTGCCCTTATTTGCCTCACTTAATTTTCGTCTGTGCTCAGCAGTCTTTGGCACTCCTTGTAATCCGCAAAACACACGCTTGCCAGAATCCCTTTCAACGAAATGTTTGTTTAGACATTTTGGATTTGAAATACTTTCTTTTATCAAGTTTTGCTCATACCAATATGCCTCTTTGTGATCGTCAAAAGTCTTAACAACATTAGCGTGAAAAGCATCTGCGCCAAGTTCTAGGATCATGGTCTTCATCATCTTGCTCGAGGTTCGATAGTGGATCCACAAATCTTCCTGCGGCGATCGACCGAGTGTTACATTCCGACCCCTGGATCCTAAGTAGAATTCGCCAGACTCAAGTACTTTGATACAATAAACATATGCCTGATTTTTCATCTTCCGCTCCTGATAGTTCATCTATTTATGCCAACGGAGCATCTTACGTAGGCGCGGTCGCCGATTATGATACTGACAGTATCCTAGTCTGGGAACGCGACTCAATTCACGAGCGAAAACTTCAGCGCTACAAGGCGCCAAAGTATTTCTACACCCCAGATGAGGACGGCGAGTACACGAGCATCTACGGTGAAAAGTTAGTCAAGCATGTATTTGACTCTGTCGATGAATTCAACATCGGCAAAAAACAATTCCCATCAGCGACATTACACGAAGCGGACATTCAACCGCTGTTCAAGATTCTGATGAGCGAGTACTATAAACGCCCGCTCCCAATTCTGAACTTTGCCTTCATCGACATCGAGACCGACACACGCAAAGCACTTGGGTGGTCAACCGTCGCAAACCCGTATGCCGCAATCAATGCTGTCACGATCTATCAATCGTGGACTGGCGACTTCATTACCCTTTTGCTTCCACCAAAGGGTTACGACATCTCCAAGTTCGATGATGAAGTCGCGGCAATGGCATTCGAGTTGAAACTTGACTTCACACCAAAGTTCATCCTTTGCGTAAATGAAACCGACCTTCTGGTTAAGATGGTCGAAGCGATTCAAAACGCCGACCTTCTTTCTGGATGGAACTCAGAGTTCTTCGACATCCCATACATCATTCGTCGTCTCGAGCGCGTCTCTCCTAAACTTGTAGCAAAGATGAGTTTCATTGGTGCCCGCAAACCAAAGGCAGGCACTGTGATGCGATTCGGCGAAGAAGCAATCACATACAAACTGTTTGGTCGATGCCACCTCGACTATCTTGACCTGTTCAAAAAGTTTGCGCAAGACGTGAAGTACCCAACCTACTCATTAGGGTTCGTTGGCGAAGCAGAAGTTGGTGTTGACAAGGTTCATTTCGATGGACACTTCGAAGATTTCTACAATCAGCAATTTGCTCGCTTCGCCTGCTACAATGCTCGCGACGTTGACTTGTTGGTGAAGATTAACAACAAGCGAAAACTGATCCAATTGGTGAACACGATGGCGCACGAGAACACGTGCCTATTCGAAAATCTTCTTGGCACAGTGCGCTATGTTGAAACGGCAATTGTCAACCGCGCCCACCACGTTCACAACCTTATTGTGCGTGACAAGGTAGGTGGCGAAGTCGGTGTTGTTGACGGTGCTCTAGTTCTTGATCCGTTCCCAGGTCTTCACGAATGGTTAGGGTCAGTTGACATTAACTCGCTGTACCCGTCTGTGATTCGCGCGTTGAATATTTCTCCTGAAATGATCATCGGTCAATTCGTCTCTGGCAACTGTGCTATCGAGATGAAGCGCGACGGCAGTCGCTTCGTTCCAGAGAAGAACAAAGACTTGCCAGAGTGGCAGCAACATCTCATAGTCGAGAACGTTCGCAAAATCAAGATGAAGAAGGATGCCGACGATGAAGATGATGAATTCGGAACTGGGACGCAGTACGGTGTAACAAACGGCGAATACGACTGGTCTGGCATTATTGCTGGCGACGATCTTCAGCACACTTTGGAATTGACTAAGGATACTAAGCGTCGTCTGAAACTCGACGATGATTGGTTGACAGCAACTGGTGCTGAGTGGCTGGAAATCTTCAAGGAAAATCAGTGGGCAATTTCTGCGTACGGCACGGTCTTTGATCAGTCCCGCGGTCTTGGGGTTGTTGCCGCCGCTCTTGAGGCGTGGTACGCTGAACGAAAACAACTTCAAGCAGAAAAGAAGAAGTGGTTGACTGAGGTTAAGCGACTTCAAGCAGAAGGCGGAACTGCCGAAGAAATTGCTGCTGCCGAAGCAAAGGCAGAAGACTACGAACTTCAGCAGATGTCGAAGAAACTTACATTGAACTCCACCTACGGTGCGATGTTATCGGTTCACTTTAGACTAGGACAACTCAACATGGGTGGTTCAGTTACAGCGTGTGGACGCGCTATTACGAAACACATGATCGAAACCATTGGGCATCTGCTCACCGGGCACAAGGTTCAAGTTATCTGGTATCGCGGTGAAGAAGGCGTTGCTGGTAATAAGACCGCGTACAATGTCAAGCGGACCATCAGCGTCGATCACGAGTTGAAGTCGATCTGCGATATGACTTTGCTGTCCGATACCGACTCGTGCTATTTCAAAACTCTGGCAACTAACAAGCAAGATGCCATTGAACGTGCTGACGCAATTGCCGACCTCGTCAATGATAGTTTCCCAGAATTCATGCGCAAGACCTTCGCGTGTTCATCGGACAAGTACGATAGTCTTATTAAGGCAGGTCGTGAAATTGTTGGTCGCCGTGGATTGTTTTTGAATGCCAAAAAGAAATACACAATTCGCGTTGTTGATCTTGATGGAATGGAAGTCTTCAAATTGAAGATGATGGGTTCCGAATTGAAGAAGGTTGACACACCAAAGGTGATTCAAGATTTCTTGAAGGGTCTTCTCGAACGCATTCTTGATTCTGAAGATGAAGACTTTGACAATCTTGAAAAATTGCTTGAAGTCTACGTGAACAAGAGTCGTCGTGAACTCGTGTTCCGTGTCGAGAATCCGATTGTTCTTGGCGCAGCAAAAGGCATCAACAACCTTGATCAGTACTATGCTGAGTGGACACGGACTGAAAAGGTCGGTGCTGGCAAAGCAAAGTTGCCTGGTCACGTTCGTGCTGCTGTCAACTACAATGAAATGGTTCAGCACTTTGAAGGCACGAGCGGCAAGTTGCTCAAGTCTGGCGATAAGGGATTGATCTTCTATCTGATGCCAAATGAATTCGGGATCAAATCAATTGCGATCCCTGTTGACTTCGAACATTTTCCAAAGTGGTTTGATGAGAACTTTGAGATTGATCGTCGACTCACTGAATCAAAAATGATCGACAGCAAAATCGAAGGTACATACGAAGCGCTTGGTTGGGAAATCCCGACACCGCAAAGAACACTCAACAACAAAATTTTGAAATTCTAAAATGATCTTTTCACTTCGCCACCCAAAACACAAGTCAAAGCAACCATCAAAGATTCTTCGCAAGAAGATCACGATGATCAAACTTCCTGTTGACACAAAAGAAGGGACACCAGAGCGTAAAGCAGCTGTGGCAGCTGTGGCAGACGCCACCAGGGACTCTTTCTTGAAAATGCTTAGAACCATTAAGGCATCGGTTGAAGGCGACAACAAGGCGGCGCCTAGTGAACCTGAAGTGACTACTGTCGTTGATGACATGATGTCGATGAGCAAAATTGACATCAATACTTTCCTGCCGATCTATCCTATATCTAATAGTGTGGATGGTACTCGTATCAGTATAATTGCTAATTCGAATTAAGGATTCCAAAATGAAAATGACGACTAAGGATGTCGAACAACTTCGATCAGCATTCGCCGTGTGTCGATCTGCCAGCATTGACGCTGTGATGATCACCGATAATCAGATTCGCGGTGTATCTACACCTTCAGGTAAGATGGCGATAATTTCCAAACTCGATCTTTCGTTTGACTCGGCAATCAAGATCGGTATTGGGCGCCTCGCCGAGTTGGAGAAGCGTCTCTCTATTTTCTCGACTGAACTCGACATTGATGTCAAAGTGAACGACAACAACGAAGCAAGTCTGTTGACCATCGCCTCAGGCAAATCCAAGATTCAGTTTCGGTGTACAGCTGAACGATTGATCAAGTATCCAAAGACGAATGAAGACGAAGATGTTTGCGTTGTTCGCGCCTCCAAAGGTGAAATTTCTCAGATGGCACGTGCCGTCAAAACTCTTAGCGCTGAATCATTGACGCTCGCGATTGGGCGCGACAATGGTGTTCGATTCGAATGTACCTCCCCAACGAATGAAACGTACGTTTCATCGCTTGAAACAAGCGCCGCATTCGTAGATGCCCCGCAGGCAATTGTAAATAAGTATGAAGGCGACAAATTCGCCTCTGTGCTGGATGCCGCCGCTCGCGATGTCGATGAACTCGATCTTGTGATTGGCGCATTTGGATCAATTACAATTTCTATGAAGGGTCATACGCTCATTGCTATGCCCGAAGTAAATGAGGAGGATGATGATGAGTGATTTTGATACCCGTCGAGTTGGCGAGATCGTAGTTCTTGAAGAGCGCATCAACGCGCTTCAAGACCAAGTTAAGAAATACAAGCAAATCGCCGACAAATGGGAGCCGCGTGTTTCGTCTGAAATCATTGCCACGGATAATACTGGCAAGGTTATTCTCCACTTTGGCGGGAAAGCAATCGCCGCTACCTTTACAGCAGATTATCTGACACGCATGGATCTGACATCAGCAACAACAAACGTTGTTGAAACCCTTTGCCAGAGTCTTGTTGCTGAACGTCTTCGTGAAGTGGTTCAACCAGAGGTTGAGCGCATCATGAACAATATGAAATCAATCTCGCAGGTTGGACAATGGTAAATTGGTTCAAAAACCTTTTTCGCGGTAAGGCAAAAACAGAACGCGAAGCGTATCTGAAAGAGCAAGAAGGTATTCCTACACCATGGGCAACCTTCGAGATCGGCGGATTTGAAGATGACGGTCGTGTCAAAGTTATGTTTCACTGGAACAACGCGTTCATTGCGAAAATCAATGAACTTGGATTTCAGGCAGAGACAGAGCAAGACAGCGTTCAACTGTTCTTCCATGCCGCTGGTCTTCGCCCAACAGATCTTTCAGGTGGCGATGAACCAGTCCAATCTGAAAGTCATCCAACGTTAAGTGGTCAGCAAAACCAATTGAAGGTGTGATGTTGAACTTTGTTTTAGAATGGGGTACTGTGATAGTACCTCCACTTCTTCTAGCATACGCACTTTGGAAAAATCCGAGTTTACGATGATACACGGCGCTGAGCAATCTGATCGCGAACTTGCCCAATCGGTTATGAGTTTCTGTATTTCAGAAATCGATAATCTTGGTGGTGACATCATGACAGTAAATCAAGCGTTGCTGAATCTTGATCAGGCGCTACAGCAAGTTCAGCGCACAATTCACACGCACCCTGATCGTGTCCTGTGCGCGTGGTTACGATCAACGTATGTAGTTCGACGTGACCTCCCAACGTGGCAACCACTCCTATTTTCAGCGATGGAAGTGCTGACACAACGCGGAGGTGTTGGTCGCGCCAATGACCTTTTGATCGGGTTAGGTTCTCAAAAATAATTTGAAGTCACCATAGAGTGATATAATCTTTTCAACAAACGGAATTTTCAATGACTATTTTGACGAAGAGCGAAGCACAGGCATTTCTTACTAAAGATGACCTTGCGAAAATCGAACGTGACATCGAGAAGCAGAAGTTTGCCGCCACGCTAGGATCAGCGACACCGGTCGTTGTGGTGCGTGGCAAGGAAATTTCGTTCTTTGATATTCTGGAATTGATTGGCACCCTATGAAACGTCTCGTCGTTGACACCTCAAACATTCTCTTTCGTGTTGCTTCAGCACACGGCAAGTACAACTCTGGCGCTGATACGAAGGACCAAGCAGGTCTAGCCATGCACATGGCTCTAAACACCCTTCGCAGTTACTACAACAAATTGAAACCACAGCAAGTCGCCCTTTCATTTGAAGGCGCGAACAACTGGCGCAAAGCACACACCAAAGGCGAGCGCCCAGAACCGGCAATCTCCAAACGTTTGTACAAAGGCAATCGCGTCAAAGACGACTCGATGATTCCGTTCTTCGAACTGATCGCCGCCTTCGAAGATCTCGCTCGCAACCACACCTCGCTGGTCTGCCTTGGAAATCCTCTTCTTGAAGGCGATGACAACATCGCCGGATACACAATCAAATATTCAGCAATCGGCGATGAAGTGACGATCCTTTCTGACGACAAGGACTTCACAACGCTGCTTCAACTTCCGAACGTTCAACTCGTTCGACCAGACGGTAAGTTCACAAGTCGTGCCTTCGATTCAAAGACAGGCGAGAAGGTTGATCCGTTCTACTTCATGTACGAAAAAGCATTCCGCGGCGATAGTGGCGACAATGTTCTTCCAGCATATCCAAAGGTCCGTGCTACTCGCCTCAAAAAATCGTTTGACGCGATGATGAAGGGTGACACATACGAACACTCGAATCTGATGAACGAAACTTGGAAGTTCAATGATCCAAGTACTGGCGAAGAAATCGTATTCCGTGTCGGTGACCTCTATGAAGAGAATCAGATTTTGATGAATCTGGTTGATGGACAACCTGACGACATCAAGCAACTAATGTCTGAGACTGTTGACCATGCTGTTCTTCATCACGGCACATTCAGCATGTTCCACTTTCAAAAGTTCTGCGGCAAATTTGGATTGAAGCGCATCAGCGAAGAAATCACTCAGTTCATTCCGTTGCTCTCCAGCACAGGCATTAACTCGCCGCTGAAAGAAGAAACCAAAGCGATCAAAGCGGAAGCAAAGCGTCGCACATCTCTGGTGTTCTAATGGATCAGACAGAAGATAAACTGTGGTTGACCATCTTCATAAAAGAGGATGGATCAATTCGCTACGGTTGCCGAATGACGTCGGGACCGCGCTACAAAGAACTCTACAAATGGTTGCAAGGCAGCACATCGTATGTCAGTTCATCAGAAGATTTCCCGTGGGACTTCTTCTACTTCAAAAATCCACGTGACGAACTTGAATTCATCACACGATATGAATCAGAGATTCACGAGGTTTAAGACGGTTTGCTCTTACAGAACAACACCGACCAACCCTTAGTATCGCCGCGTCTGACTGGCGACGAGTCCTTAGTGACTGCTTTATTTCGCAACGCGAAATAACTAATCCCGTGCTCTAAACAAAAATCACCTGCTGCCTCAGTGAGGTAGCATTTGTTATCGGGCGACAAGATTGACCAGAGTTTAGATCGTCCGCTCTTTGACCCGCGACGTTGTCTCGCTGCTTCGCGATGACTTTCAGGCACGCCCTTAGACCATCTTGAAACGGCGCTTTCAGAGAGTTTCTTCTTGTGCTCATCAGGAAAAAATCTGTCTTTCTGCATACTGCTTCGAAGTTCTCTCAACGCAGGATTATTCGTGTATGATGCCTTACCTCCCTCAGATAAACGTTGGCGTGTTTGCTCCGTCATTGGCGGTCGTGCCTTTTGTGCTGCCGACATTTTTGCTCGTGTCTCAGCAGTAAACTCGCGCTTGATGTTCTTGGCGAAGATCGCAAACAGGTGACTGTTCGGAGTATAGCGCGGCATTGTCTTTGTGCCACGACGCATTGAGTAGAACGCGAAGTTCATCTTTCGTTTAGCGTCGCCAACCGTCATCTTAGTAAGGAGCAAGTGCGCCACAAAGTGCTCGCGCGGCGTGAACAAAACAAGGTTGTCTTTTCTGTTTGAACCGCCAAGCGATTTCGGGATCACGTGGTGACTCTCAGCATAATCATCCGCCTTTGAAAGTGGCGATGCGCGCCGCTTCTCGACCAGCGCCAAGTAGGTCTTAGTGTATTTGTTGTCTTGAAAGATCATAGCGTTCAATGTTTGTTCCATACGTTATTTATCGATTGTAGAAGGATGCAGGAGACCGAAAATACAGATATATGCAGGATGACTCTTGCATCAACATCAACTACTAGGAGTTAACTATGGCAACAGCACCACAAGTCACCACAATCGAAAAGCGTCCTACTGACCTTCGACATGTTTACCTCATAGACTGGAACGACGACGGTCTCTTTAAGGAAGTCGCCGTTGTCATGGAAGATCCACGTGACGGGACAGTGTACGGTATCGAAATTGATCGTCTTCACCAGATCGACAAAGGTCGTCTGAAGAAGTTCCTCGTTAGCGTTCACGCTGATAAATATCCTTTGTGGGAACTCCTGTCCCAAGGTAAGTTGAACAACGGCGTGAATCCGCTTGACTTCTTCCACATGAACTACGTTAAGGTTAAGCGCCCACGTGGTGCTGTTCTTGGTGGTGGTCTCGCATCCGTTGAAGTTTACGGTGCTGAACGTCAAATTGGCGCAGAGTTCTCTGACCCACGCGGTGGTGTCATTGCTAGCGAAGCGCCGTCAGCATTTCGATAAGCACATCTTTATCCTAGAAAAAATGGGGCTTCGGTCCCATTTTTCGTTTCCTGTATTCTGTTATACTACCTTTTGAAAACCGTAGTATAATGGTTTCGTGACATTCGCAATTTGTCGAATTCTCTGAGTGCTGTTACAAGAATGGTAACCTTGTGGATGATGTAAATCATTCGAAGCACAACTGGGGTCTACAAGTTTTTTAAGGTAGGCGATTGAGTACCTTGCCCACTAACCAAAAGTGAGATTCTATGAAAAAAGTTATTGCTTCCCTTACGCTGCTCACAATGACAGCGTTGTTCGGCGCTGCCGGACTATTCTCAATGATGCCAGCAGGCATCGCTACAGCAGTCATCGCTGAAAAGCCTCAAGACGGAAAGATCGGCGGACAAGCAGCAACATTGCTCCCGTCAAACATCACACCAGAACAAGGTAAGTTGCTGACCAGCGCTTACAACATCGCCAAAGCCGATGGCCACAAGAACCCAGAACTAGTTCAATCGATTCTTCTTCAAGAATCTCGTGCCGGCGGAATGAAGACCTTTCGCGTCGCCAATCCAGGACCTGAGGCATACTTTGGTCCTATGCAGATCAAACTCGCAGCAGCGAAGGATGTGCTGAACAAGTTTCCAAATCTGTTTTCAAAGTACAACATCAGCACAAAGACAGATGATGAAATCAAGGCGAACCTGATTCTGAATGACAAGTTCAACATTGAAGTTGCTTCAAAGTATTTGCTCATTCTTCAAAAGCAATACGGATTCTCTGGACGCGAATTGGTCAACGCCTATAACCGTGGTCCAGGCGGTGTCAAGGATGTTGGCAACGACTATCACTACGCGATTGGTGCTGAAGCAAAATTAGCAGCATTCAAAAAGGGACAGAAGATCTAACCGAAGTGTAGGACACCGAGGTCAGCATTCTGAAATATAATGTCAGAATGCTACAAACTCAGTCTTATCTTGGTGATTTAATTCGCGATCGTGTTAGTTTAGGTCGATTGACGGGCGCCGGATTTTACGAGCAACGGTGCGCCGTTTGTAATGATCACAGTCCTCGTGCCGGTTGGAAGATCGAACCAGACCAAGTATTCTTTCATTGCTACAACTGCGGTTTTATTGCCTCATACGAAGAGGGCACTGGCAAGTTTAATCGCTGGATGAAAGAGTTGTGTCGTGCCAATGGCATATCAGACGACGAACTTCAGGCGATCGCTGCCACCTTGTTTTTCAACAAGGCAGAAAAGACCGACAAAGAGATTACACTCGAGGCGCTTCATCGAGTAAATCTGAATACTCCAGAGATTGCCTTCCCGGATAGGACACTTCAACTAGGGTCCGCCGGTCACGATGGTATCCAGGAACCCCTTATTACGTACCTGCTATCGCGAGGGATGGATCCTTTAAAGTTCTACTTCAGTTTGGATCCCGCCCACCTGCGGCGTGTAATCATTCCGTTCTGGCGTAATGGGAAGTTGATCTACTGGCAGAGTCGAGCAATCGACAAGGCAGCAAAACCACGATACAAAAACTGTTCTGCTTCTAAGGATGCGATCCTTTATGGATACGACAATCTATTCGAGTACAGCGATGCCCCGCTGTTTGTGACCGAAGGTGCCTTTGACGCTGAGACTGTGAACGGCATTTGTATTCTCGGATCGAGTTTGAATGCGGCAAAGATTGAAATTCTTCATAAGACGCGTCGCCGAATTATCTTCGTGATGGATCTGGACAGCAATGGCGGGGCGCTACGGGACGAAGTTCTGAAGCAAGGTTGGGAGATCACTTGGGTCGACAACAGGGCAGCTGACATAAATGACAGTCTCCAGAAGTTTGGAAAGCTCTATACAATTTACAGTCTGATCAAGAACGCAACAACAAAATCAAAACCGCTGGCGGCGCAGATCAATACCGACATGGCATTGCTCGAAGCGAAGCTCCGCAAATCAAAATACGTGTGAGGCACGAGCAGCTCGCATTTTAGCTTTTGTTTCTTCAGAGTGTTTTCTCCCAACCCAATGTTTAGATCCAGCTAATGCGAATTTTATAGGTGTTGATCGTGCCTTGTTCAAAAAATCATCCCGCTCACAAAGTTTAAGTCTTCGCAAAACTTTTGATTCCCATAAAACAGCTTTCTCTCGACTATTAAAAGTTTTTCGAATTTGGATAACATCTGGGTCGCCTATCCTATTTTTCAATTCTTTGACCAGTTTAGAAGAAGTAAAATATGTTGTCCACAAAGAATTAGGTGTAGCATTTTTTGCATACCTAACACCGTAATACCAAATGTTGTGTGAAGACCAACCTATCAAATAGGTAAAAGGGATTTGCATTACTATTCCTTCAAAGTTCAAATCTGTTTATGTCAACACCTGTTCTTTTTGATTCTGACTCTCAGAGGTTGTTCATCAACTCAATGCTCTCGTGCCCAGAGCTATTTGCTCGAGTCAACCCAATTCTTCAACCAGAATATTTTGATCCTGGTATGCAGGGGTCTGTGAAGTTCTTGAAAGAATATTTTGCTGAGAATCGTGCTGTTCCAGCGCCGCAGATTTTTCAGGCAGCAACAAAGAACACTCCAGAGATTTTTCAGATTCAACGTCAGGACGTTCAGTACCTGGCGGAGCAGATCGCAGGGTTTTGTCAGACAGCAGCGATGATTCAGGTCCTGCGAAAAGGTCCTAATTTTCTGGAGAAGCGCGACTACGGTGGAATGATCGAGCAATTCAAGGCGGCAGCTCAAATCGGATTGCTTGATGATCTCGGCATCGAATACTTCGTTGATCCGCTAGCGCGTCTCGAACGTTTGGAGACAACCGACAAGTTGATCAGCACTGGATGGAAAGATGTCGATGCGCTGATTGGCGGTGGTGTTGGACGCCAAGAATTGATTACCTTCCTTGCTCCGTCTGGCGGCGGTAAGTCTGTTTCGATGTTGAACCTCGGGTACAACTTCATGGAGCAGGGTTTGAATGGCGTTATCATCTCGATCGAAATGCGAGACACCAAGGTCGCGATGCGAACTGACCAGATGATTGCTCGAATCGCTGCCGGCATGATCCCAATGAACAAAACAAAAGTTGCTCATGAGATTGAATTGTTTGGCGAGCGAACAGGTGCTCGACTGTTCATCAAGCGAATGCGAGAAGGCGTGACCAATGCCAATCACATTAGTGCGTATCTGAACGAACTCGAATCATCAAAGGCATTCCGTCCTGATTGGATCGTTGTAGATTACCTCGACATTATGCAGTCGGCGCGCAAGGTTGATGCGAGCAATATGTTCTTGAAGGATCAGTACGTCTCCGAAGAAGTTCGTGGTATTGGATTCGATTACGACGCGGTTATGGTCAGCGGTTCACAGCTCGGTAAGCACGCGACTGAAGCGATTAACGACGGTCGAAAGATGCATCAAGGCGACGTTCAAGGTGGATCATCCAAAACCAATACTTCCGACTTGATGATCGCAACGGTGAAGACCGATGCTATGCATGAGGCAGGTGAGTATCGATTCGAGTTCCCTAAGGCACGAAACTCTGATGCGGCAAACAAGACTTGCCTGATGCGCTGGAATAAAGAAACGCTGCGAATCACAGATGGTTCTGCTCCAGAGCTGGCATTGAAAAAGAAAGAGCGTCCAGGTCTTCAAATGTCTTCCGTAGTTCCCGGATCGGCAAAGATGACACTCAGTCAGTTGGCAGGTGATAAAAGCTGAACCTTAAAGTTCGACAATTTCTAAACGATAAATATCGTCAGTGTTTCGAAACACCATTATTCAAACCTATAGGAGAGATTTCAAAATGACAGAACAAGCTCGCACACTCACCCTCGATGGTGTAACTCACAATGTTGCTGACTTCAGCGTCGGCGTTCAGAATGCTGTTGGTATCTACAACAGCATCAGTGCTGATCTTCAGAAAGAACAAATCGCTGTTCTGAAATCACAAGCAGCACTTCAGTCCATCGGCGCTCAGATTGGTGAAGCAGTTAAGAAGGAACTCGCTGAAAAAGCAGCTCCAGCTGAAGAAGTTCCAGCAGCAGAATAATTCACACAGAAATGTATGATTACGAAGGACCTGTCTCAGGTCCTTCGGGGCATAAATAGATTACTAAAATCTCAAATCGCTAATGGCAATCCTGAACGAATCCATCAAACACCTAGAAGATCTTGACGTACGATCTTTTATTGCGGCGGTGCGCCGAATTGGTACTATGCAGGCGACTGAAAAGCTGGATGGTGCCAACCTTTGGTTTGGCATTGACGATGAAGGCAAAATCTTCACCTCGCGAGCAGGCAAGAATGCGATGGCAGAACGCTTCTACTCTGAGCAAGACTATCCATACTTCGCCGCATATAATGGTTTCCGTGGCGTTCAAGCGGCGCTCATGGAAAAAGAGCGTGACATCAAATCTGTTCTTTCACCTGGCGACACAATCGAAATTGAAGTTCTTTACGGTCGTCAACCGAATGCTGTGTCATATGGACTAGACGGCAAGAACTTTATCGCCGTCCTTCAGGGTGTCGAAGGCACAAGCGATGTAAAAGCTGATCAACTAGCTGGTCTGCTTCAGAATCAAGAAGTAACGGTTAAGACTGTTGTTGTCGATACTCCAGATGGAGAGAATCTTGATCGCAAAGCAATGTCACAAACATTCAGATTTGTAGGCGTCCAAAAGATCAAACCAGAATTGATTCAATCGATCGATCTTGAAAAAGAACTCTCGGCACTCGAATCGTATCTTGACTCAAAGTCAGGCATCGAAAGCTATTCGAACTTCGACCTTATGACTATGTCTCTTGGTTCTATTCCAAAGGACAAGCGCGCCGAAGCGAAGGAAGTCAAAGAACGTGTCATCGCTGAAGTCAAGTCGAAATACAAAGTCACTATCAAAAACGAACTCCTCACTAAGTTTGTCTCACAAGTCAAACCAGCTTTAGGTGCTGCTGACTTGTCAAATGACGAGGACAACGGCGTTGAGGGTGTTGTACTGAAGGATCCAACAACCGGCGAAATGATCAAGCTGGTTGATAAGGATAGTTTTTCAACGATCAACCAATTCAACTTCGCAGTCCGCAATCAGATTGCTGGTCCAATCAGAACAATTGACGCTGATGCTCCGTTAGAGGCACGTGGCGGTGTCATTGGGAATATGAAGATTCGAATTGCCGATCTTCTTGGAAATGCCGAGTTAGCATTGTCGCGCGAAGCAAAGAAGATCTTCGCTGCTTCAAAGGGCGATAATCCTACAATGACATTGAGAAATGTCGCAAAGACGCTTGATGGATCTGAAGACTTCAACGGCACAAAGCGTAAGATCGACGCCGTGATCGCATCCACTCTTGATGAACTTGGCGAGTTGTTAGCAAATTTCAAGAAGCACAAAGACGACGAGAAGAGCGCTTATCGTTTGAAACTCAAGTCTGGAAAAACTCTAGGACTTAGCCCTGAAGTGGTTAAGCGCACGTTGATGACCTTTGCTGAGACTAAGCGAAATCTAGTTGAGCTACTTCAGAAGACCAAAGAAGCAAAAGCGTTTGATCAGCTCATCAGCGTTCTCTATGGGCGGGCAGCAAAGTCAGTTCACGCCGACGGTGAGGTAGTTGAAGAACAGTTCGAAGACACCGGATCGCTACTGCTTGAAAAGCGAAACTATACAGACAAGGCACGATACTCTGCGGTCCCTGATGCGTGGACTCTTTTGAACATCTACACGGCGACAGTCTTGATGACCGTGCTGATTTATAAAGCAGACGATACTCGCGGTATTCGCCTTGTTCGAGACAAGGCACATTATCGTATGTCTTCGTGGACGCCTGAAATGAGTGCTCTCAATTTCTGGGGTTATCCAGTATGGCACGCAAGTTCTCCAGCAGTTGCGAAGCTGATTGGCAAGAAGACTGCGTCAGAGATCTACAAGGTCACCCGCAAAGTTCCTCCGCAATGGGTAAAGTTCCTCCATATGGATTTGTCATTTGGGCGTGATGTTCCTATTGATTGGACCGATCACTTCAAGACAATGAAGTGGTTAAATCAACATGCCGCTGGCATGAGCACCGATAGAATCAACAAACTGCTCACTTCTGGATTTAACTATGACACGTTGTCATTTGACGAGAAGGTGAAGTACTTGCCAAAACTATATTTCTACGCGCAGCAATTTGTACCAACATCACCGCTGCTCACTCGAGTGAAGGTGATTCAGAACAGCTTGCTCGGCGGCGATGTCGAGACACCGTTAGTCCTTACTAAGGGTCAGAAACTTCTCGGTGAAGACGGTGAGATCGCAACTGGCACGCCAGTAGATTCAACAGCTTTGTCTAATGCTACAACATCAGCAAACATCGAGAGCGTGCCAACTGGTATCGGTCGTCATGCTCAAATTATTCGCCGCAAGCGAAATCCGGACATCAAGTTCGTAAAATTCAAACGCCCGCAAAAGGAAGCAGAATGAGTCCTCTCAAAGAATTCTCTGGTCAATCGACCAAAACACTCGATCTCAAGAAGAGCGATTCATCAGACGCTGGTAAGACCGACGTCACAAACAAGGTGAAGGCGGACGATATTGGGTTTTCGCTGATGCGAAATACTATCAACAGCGATGGACAAGTTACTGGTTCCGATGTTGCAGATTACCTTGAGCGCGCTGCCGAACTGAATGATGAAGTTGACACAGTACCTTTTGGACTTGAGACAGATGACGGCGATATTGTAAAGGTCTATGTCAATGCCGAGCAAGCTGACAAGTTCGAAGAAGCAATGAAGAAACTTCTTGGTGTCGAAGATGACATCGAAGAAGCGATCAATAAGTTGGCTCTTGAGTTCGACATCGTTGACGTCGTTTGGCCAAAACAGAAAGTCGATGATGTCGAGGGTAGTGATGAGCTCGATCTTGGCGGCGACGATGACTTTGATGCCTTGGACGACTTTGAAGAAGATCCAATGGAAGTCGTCGGTGAATACGACGAACTCAAATAAGAAGTCGAATAAATAACTACGAAACAATAAGGAGACACTATGTCAATCGGTTCACAATTCCTATCCCGCGTTCTCACAGAAGCTACCAAGAAAGATAAAAAGAAAGGTTTCGAGTTTGATCGTTCAGTCGAAGCTATGAAGCGCGCGATGCGCGACATTGGCGGCGAAACCAACCTCGCAGATAAGATCGCAGAAGTTGCCGCAATGGTCGGCATCGGCGGTATGTATCTGAACAAACCAGATGTTCGTGAAGGCGTTCTTGAAGCAGCACAATCGCTTCGTACTAAGGCAGCTCGTGTTCGCGCGTTCTTGTCCATTCACAGCGCTCTGTCGCAATTCCACGGCGTCACGCCAATCACAGAAGGTAAAGCTTCTCCTGAAGAAGAACTCGAAGGTAACGCATTTCAACAGTTCGTTGAAGAAGTTCTTGTTACTCTCGGCATCCCAGAAGAAATGGTTTCCGGCGAAGCAAAGGCAGGCGTTAAAGCCGGTTTGAAGCGTATGGTTGCCAAGTTGCGTGCTGATGCTGACGTTCGTGCAGCGTTCGTGACTTACGGTCGTTTGGCAAGTATCAAGCTCGGCGACGGCGTTGTTGGTACAAAGAAGAGCCCTTTTGAAGTTGCTGCAATCAAAATCAAGGAAGCAAAAGAAGCTGATGGCGAAGCTGCTCCAACAAACCTGAAAGATGTATTGGCATCTGCTCGTGCGATCATGATGGCACTCGGCGTTGACGTGACTGATGAGACGGTTGTTCGTGTTGTTAACGATTCAAGCTTCTCCCGTTCAATCAAAGCAGCTTGCCGCGATCCAAAGGTAAAGCGCGGTATGGCAGCATTCTTGCGCGCTGTTGAGTAATGCGATTACTTCGCGAAGTCACTGAAGGACAGCCAACCGCTCCACATGGCGGTTGGAATGTCGGGCATCTTGCCAATCTTGGCATCATGCTTAGCTGCGATGACTTCTCTATTCGACTCGATCTCGACAATCTGAATCGTCTATTCGACTATGCCGAAGATGATGAAGTTGGCGAGGTTAAGGATCATTCTGGCGAGATCGTTATGGTATCGCCTTATGAAGATGGAATTGTTCTCACCCCTATCGATAATGCCCAGTTCCCAAATGGATTGATTCTGGACCTTGACACACTCGAGGAAATGGGCATTGAACAGTACGAGGAAAACCTCGATGAACCTGATTCAGAGTTCGATGAACTCAGCGATGATGTTAAAATAGGATCTGATGAGTTCGATGAACTCAGCGATACTGTTGAAGAAGGAATCAAGCGCGCATTTCGCCGGTCTGGAAAGAAAATCAAACGTGGTTTTCGCGTCACTTCCGGGTTCAGAAAAGGTCGTGTTGTTTCATCTCCTGCTGGTGCCTTCAAACCGCGGAAGAAAGCGTCAACTCGCATGAAGTTGAAGATTGCTTCTCGCAAGAAAAAAGTTATTCGCGTTCTCAAAGGTAAGCGCACACGTCGTAAAGCAACGAGTCAGCGTCTTGTCCGAATGAACAAGCGAATAAAATAATTAGTGGACAAGTTCAACTACCCAGAATTACAAACCGAGAATCACGATGGGATGCGTTTTTACGCGATCCCTAATGGTTCATTCTATCCGTCAATTACGACGGTGCTCGCTGGCACACAACCGGAGGAGGCGAAAGCTGCTCTTGCTGGATGGCGTAATTCTCTTGGAGCAGTTAAGGCAGATGCCGCATCAAAGAAGGCAACTGATCACGGAACTAATGTTCACTTGCTAGCAGAACGCTATTTGAAGAAGCAGAATGTTCAGGCACCAATCAACGGTGCTGCCGTTCCTCAACCAGATCTTGCGGCATTCAATGCTCTCAAATTGAAGTTGGATAAGATCGACGAGGTGTGGGGTCAAGAGTGTGCGCTATATTCGCCAAGTCTTGAAGTAGCAGGTCGATGCGACCTTGTTGGAAAATACAAAGGCATTCCGGTTATTGTCGACTTCAAAACTGCTGGACGTGTCAAGGGTCATAAAGACATTGGCGACTACAAGATACAACTAGCATTTTACGCCTGTGCCCATAACGAAATGTTTGGAACAAACATTCGCGACGGTGTGATTCTGATGGTCGCTCAAACTGGGTTTCCGATGGAATTCAATGTCAAACTTGACGACTATATGGACGAACTCAAAAGCAGAGTTGGGACGTTCTGGTCGAACCTGATAAATAGAAGTTAATGAGATATTGGAGAAATTTATGACAACACAACTTGATGAGTTCTCTTTGAACCTTCCGATCACACAAACCCCATCGACTTCAATTGGCGACGACTACGCAATGGATCCATCATATGCGGATCAGGCGGCAGCTGTAATGTCATCACCATCGGCACCAGAAACGTCCGTCGTCATTGGCGATCCAGCGACTGCTGTCGATAGTCGCATGGTTTCGGTGTTCGCTAATAATATTTCGCCTGTATCATACGGGCAAGAGGGAGACGGCATCGCGTGTTTCGACGTGGTGTTCTCAGTCGGTGTAACATGCGAAGACGGTTCATGCAAGACCTATCAGGTAGTAAAGCGCATTGGCATTGACAAATCAAAAATCGCGTCTGACGCAATGAACACTTCCCCAGTCTCAATCGTTGAGGCAAAGAAGGAAGTTGAAACTAAGAAACCTCAAGTTAATGAGAGCGCAAAACGCGCTCGTCAACTTGCCGGACTGGAGTAATCATCATGGCAAAAATCGTAATCCTCGCAGGCGGCGCAGATGCCGAAGCAGCATCTGCCGCTCTTGAAGCTGCTGGTGTAGAATTCAAGGTTGTTGAACCAACAGCTGAAAACCTTCTTCATATGGTTATCGGCATGGTAGGCGATGACGAAAAACCGGAAAAAGAAGAGAAACCAAAAGAAGAGAAACCAGCGCCGACTGAAGAAACTCCTCCAGAAGACGCAAACAAACCTGCGCCAGCTGAAGAAGAACCAGTTGCCGAAGTGTTGAAATCGCTTGGCACAGTTTCAATCGACGGTGAAGTTATTGAGGCGTTCGAAGGTAAGGATGCTACAAGCGTTCTGTTCGCAACGACTGTTGCTGGTGGTGCTAAGACAACTTACACCTTGGTAGAAGGAACATATTCTTTCTATCCTGCAAATCCAGCTACGCCGTCACAGCGTCTGATTGTTGAACACGAAAAGCACCGGACTTCTCTCGAACTCGAGATTCGCCAGAGCGCTACTAACAAGTCGTTCTTGCTAGTTGGTGCTGATCTAGCAGACATGTTCAAGACTAAATGACCTCAAAAATTCATTCGCCATTTCTGACAGTTGAGCATTTTATTTCACCAGCGGTTTGTGAAAGGTTAATTAGCGACCTTGGTATTCACGAACCGACCACTGATGAAGTAGGTCGTGTTCTTAAAAATGAGCGCATTCTGCGAGATGCCGAATATGCTCAAATGTTTAAGGGTCTGGTTCAATCACAAGTTTCGGCAATTGAAGAGCGATTCAACGCTACAGTCGTAGGCATGGAGCCACCGACATTCTCGCAGTATTTTGAAGATCCAAAGAACCCATGTGAAACTCACGGATGCGAGAACGCTAAGTTCCTTCGTAAGAAGTGGGTCAAGGTAAAAGACGTTGATCTGGTTGGATACATTTGGTTGAAGGACTACAACGGCGGCATCCCGCTTGATCCACGATTCGAAGTGTATGGCGGCAAACTAGAATTTCCGGCATATGACTTTAGTCTAGTGCCGCAGCGTGGAACTCTTGTTCTATTCCCTGCCGGTCCTCACTTCATTTCTGCTGTATCGCCGATCCTCGTTGGATCACTTGAGCAAATCAAGATCACAGTTAAGTTGAAGGCGAATGACGGCAACATGTGGATATATCAACCACATAGTTTTGGCGGGACATATCTTGATTGGTTTACTTCGTAAGCTGGAATTAATACGGTTGCCAAGCACCGCTAATGGCATTGTCGCCGACCCATTCGTACACTACATTGTGAACCCCAAGGGATCCGTTCTGTAATTCGCTGTAGTTCAAATGAACAATCGACCGTTCAGGTCCTGCCTTCTCGGAGTTTGGATTGCCTGGCAGACCATCGCCGGATGCCAATCTGGTTGTGTAGAACGGCGACAGGAAGTCTGAATCGCCTCCGTCATCTTGTACATCAGCCGGATCAGGATTTTCAACAGGCGGACCTCCTGGTGTTGACGGGGAACTAAACGTTCGTTCAACCATCTCTACCCAAGGATTAGTTGCGTTCATTGAAGATCTAAGAGCGTCAATATCCCATCCAGTGACTATTTCAGGAGTTGACGGTTCCGTGCCGATGTCTTTTGTAATCAACGAAAGTGGGTGGATTCGCACACGAGGAGTAATGAAAATGCGATCTGCTGACGTAAATCCTGGGGTCTTTTTCGACATCTTTACAGAGAGCTTACCCGAATGTGTAAACAACTTATCGAACGCAAAGTTGCCAAGTTCAGTCGGAGCAGGCAAGGTGTATGGAAGACTCGATTGAATCAAAAACCTTATTTGGCAACTAATGCTATAATATCGCGCTCGTGGTGTAGTGTCAAGCTGATCAAGGATCCAGAGGTCTTGATAAGTCCCGTTCAGATCGAGAAGATCGACGTTGACGTTCCCAACAACATTTTCGGTGTTCTTGATGTTTGCGTTCACAACTACGCAATATCCGTCGACATTTGGTGCCGACTCCAGTACCTCAATCGAAATGTTGTTTGTTCGCAGTCCGGTGTCACGCGATCTGAAATATGTTCCGCCTTCCCAGAGGCGCCCTCGTCTACTTGAGCAAGTTCTAAGATGTGCGGTCTTTGGAACTACTGGCGGACGGTACTTGTACTTTGGGGAGGAACCGTTTGGCATTATTGTTCAAATGAAACGGTTGATGCGCTTGAGCTAGCAGCGCCACCGTGCGAACTTGTGCCGCAGCGATGTGAGTTGATAGATGTTCCTACCAATGCGACAGGATTGTTGTTCACAAAGACCGTTGAGGTCCAAGGTCCGACAAAGACCGATGGTGGGAAACATCCATGCCCGGTAGTCGCTGGTACGCCGGCATGTGTGATTGGCATCCCGCCGGCAAAGGTGTTAGGCGATCCATCAGCGGCATGATCGCCACATGAAACTGAATCGCCGACGCGCACAACGTTACCCATTATTTTATCCTCATTTTGATCTAGTATTTACGAATTTTAGGTTTGTGATATAATCATCACAACTTAGGAGATAAATATGTCGAAAGAAGGTTTGACCGTTGTTGAGACAGCATACGAATTCCGTCATCTCGATCGTACCTATCGCGTAACCGCTAATAAGTCTGGTGTCACCGTTAAGCGGATGCTAGCTGATGCCTTTGCTAGCTGGTCACATCCAGTTGTTGTCCAAGTGTGCCAGGCGAAAAATTTTGATGAGTATGAATGGGTGCCTATGCAAGAATGCTACTGTCAATACTCTTTCACATCCCTCATTGAGGCAGTTCACCGAATCACTTCTGGAGAGTCATGAGCACATATTCAGCAACCATCAAGTTTCCACTTGCCGAAGTACGACTACCTATATTTTTAGAAGGGTCACAGGCAGATCTGCTGATGTCTGTTAGACCTACTGGAATATCAGACTTTCTGGTGACCTTCGTTGGCACATTCAAAAATTTAGAAGCGCATCTGAAAGCGATCGCAGAAACAGAAAAGCAGCAAGAAAAATATCTTGCTGCCATTCATTGTCTCGACGAATAATTAGATGTTGGTGTCGATAGAGATTTCGATACCAAGCTTGAGAAGGTCACCCTTCAATTTGCCAGGACTAATCAGCGAAGTTCTTAGCGGCACACCTGCTTCGATCCAGGCATCGGCGCAAAGTTCGCTACACACTTGACCCATAAAGTCTTTGGCGCGAATGCCGAAGAACTCGTGCAGTCCAATGCTGACAAAGTCGAGGAGGCTATATGCCTGCTGTCCAACTCGTGTCATTAGCAGACCTTCCATCTTAGCAAATTCAAATTGCTCTGGGAGCGGCTGAACTTCAAGACGATGATCCGAATAGTTGCTCAACGGGATAATCCGTTTACCACCGTGAATGTTTGCTTCGACACACATCAAACGTTTCTCGCCTGATGGAGATGTCATCCACATAGCAATGACGTTGTGATAGATCGGTGACCCAGTAAAAAACTGAATGAACGAATAAACCAGAGTTGGAAAGTTGATACCGGATTTTGGGCGATGAATGTGAACTATGTCACCATTTTTGATGTAGTCACGTGCTGCCCAGTATGTCATTGACTGTGTCATTGGGTCCTTATGATAGTGGATCTGGTAATGACTTGACGAACGCAAGTCGCTTGTTAGCCCGATTGACCCACCCATTTACATAGGTAGGATTCAGACCGCTGATGAACTCTAAAGATGCTGCCGTAATAGCTTCACAAGCAGCAAGCTGCTCTTGGTGTGTTGCCGTAGGAAGAACCTGGCTTTGTCCAGAGTTCTGCATGATCTTTTTCGCATTGCCAGGGCCATGCAAATAGTTGAGATCAAAAAGCATAATGCCGATCAACGGTGCTTTTGAGGCACAGTTGGTCTCGCTTGTAGAAGGTCCGTAATTCCAATACCCGGATTTACCGAATGACTTTGCTTGTTCGTAGGTCAGTGTTTTCACATTGACTTTACTTTTATTGGGGTTTTGCGCTACCCCAAATTTTGTTTCTCCACCTGGGAAATTTGGACCTGGTTTATAACCAACTTTTTTCTTCTGTATCGCTGTATCAAAAAGTCCCGCATCAATGTCTGGGTCACCTGGTGAGTATTGCGGCGCTGTCATCCAATGAGGTCCAACCTCGACGGTCATTGCGTAATACCACGCATGCTCATAAGGATCGCCGCCTGATGGCGGAGGGAGCGGGGATGGAGGTGTAGCTTCAGCACCTGTTTCTGGATCAACTGCCGGCGCAGGACACGGTTTAGATTGTGCCTCTACACCTGCCTTGGTAACGACCGCCCCAGAGGTACTAATTGAGACGGCACCTGCTGGATCGCCTGACGGCGTTGTTGAATCAGATACACTTACGCCATTTAGATATGGGACAGGATCGACTGGTGTGTTATTTGGTAGACGGACTTCGAAGTGGAGGTGATTTCC